ATCGGTCAAGAAGAAAGAAGGGGAAAAGCCGGTGCAAGGGAGGTTGTTTTGAATGGAGGATTACGCACAGCTCACCTATTCGCCGGAGCTGGCGGCGGATTGCTCGCAGACCTCATCCTCGGACACCGGCCAGTGCTCGCCGTCGAGTGGGAAGAATCCTGTTGCCGATTCCTGGAAAGACGGAACGCTTACCGCTGCTGCTGTCGGAGCAGGTCACAAGCGTGATCGCTGGTGGTTGCTCGCTGCCAACCTTGACGGTCACCAGCAACTGGAACAGGAAAGGCAGCGGAGAGAAGAGTGGGGATGGTCTGGCAACACGATTGAAACGTCTGCCCACTCTTTGCAGCGTGGACAGCAAGCGTTCTGGAGGTGCGAAGGTCACACCGAAAACAATGTCTCGCCTACCCGGGGCGATGAAACATTTGCTACCGACATTGCTGTCATCGGATGCCGATCACGGTGGACCAAATTCAAGGGACAGTCGGGGAAATTACAAACTGACTGGTGCTTTATTTCGCCTGCCGACGCTCTGCGCCAGCGACTACAAATCGCCACACAGCGAGGCGGGCTATCAAAAGCAAGTGCTGAAACGATCCAAGCCGCTGCGGGATACACTGGCACATACAGTTGGTCACCGCCTGACGCCGGAATTTGCGGAATGGTGGATGGGGTGGCCACTCAGATGGACGGATGCACCAAAGGAGCGCGCGTTAAAGCGTGTGGCAACGGGCAAGTGCCGATCCAAGCGGCAGCCGCGTGGTTAATGTTGAGTAGGTAACGGAGGTTCTCACATAATGGCCAAGTATCGAAAGGTTGACCCAAGAATCTGGAATGATGCGAAATTCAGGGGGCTTTCAGATGACGGAAAACTCGTTTTTTTCTTCCTGCTTACACACCCAAACACCACGGCATTGGGCGCGATGCGCGGAACTATCCCAGGGCTTGCCGCAGAAATAGGATGGACAGAGAAAGCCTTTCGCGAAGCCTTTCGCGAAGCCTTGTCGAAGGGCATGGCAAAGCATGATGAGGAGGCTTCATTTTTCTGGCTCCCGAACTTCATGAAGTACAACCGGCCGGAGTCGCCAAATGTTGTAAAAGCGTGGGTAAATAGCGTTGACAACCTTCCAGAGTGCAATCTGCTTTATCAAGCAATAACGGCAGCTTGCGAGTGTGCCGAAAGCCTTGGGAAAGCCTTTGTTAAAGCCTTACCGAAAGACTTCGGGAAGAGTATGCCTTATCAGGAGCAGGAGCAGGAGCAGGAGCAGGAATATAAAGAAGACCTTCGGTCTTCTGTCGGGCAAGATAGCCCGACCCCTTCCACCCCTGTTCCTTATGCTGCTATCGTTTCCAAACTGAACGAAGTTTGTGGGTGCCAGTTCAAAGCCGATTCGCAAGCCACGAGGCGGCACATAAAAGCCAGATGGAATGAAGGTTGGAGGTTGCCGGATTTTGAGGCGGTTATACGTGCGAAGCATGAAGAGTGGGCAACTGATGCCAAGATGTGTGCCTTCCTGCGGCCTGAAACCTTGTTCGGAACAAAGTTCGAGAGCTACCTGCAACTCGCTCGCAATGGCAGATCCTCTCCGGTGAGCGACTCAACAGCGCCAACAGAGGCGGAACAGGCCGAGTGGCTGCGCAAGATTAAAGCCGCAAGGGCAGAGAGTGAGCGTAAAGAGCGAGAGAAAACGGAGAGGATAGCGAATGCAGCACCATCACAGTGAACGAGCAACGATGAATTTGCCGCCGATGTTTTCGGTTGACCTGCAACCGTGCGACCTATGCAGCTTCGAGGAAATGGAGATGCTGAAGCGGTTTCTCTCTGCCACTATTCGGACAAAGGGGCCAGAGGAGTTTGAAAAAGCAGTCAAGAGCTGGACCATGGAGATGCGAGCAGAGGTAGCCCGTATTCTGAGCGATCTTCGAGGACGAGGTTTTTACCCGGACCGCATAGACGGAGATGGGCGGGTAGTGTGGGGAGTGGTACAGAAAGGAGGAGTGCAGATGCTTATGGAGCGAAAAGCGGCCCAATACGAGCGCAAAGGAGAGGAGATCAAGCGGAGCGGAGGATCGTTTTTCCGGTCAATGAATGAAAACTTCAACACGGCCACAGCGCAATGAATCCAAAACAACTCATTCTAGCCACCTGTCGCGCCGCTGGTTCTATTTTTAAGACCATGCACGTAGGTCGGGACGTTTTGAATAAAAAATCGAATACAGAGCGTTTGGCGCACGATTTGATACATGGCCGATTGCCTATGTGGCCACAACGAGCGAGTTTTGAGAGCATATTCGGAGGGGCGATATATTTCTCCAATGACAGATGGGCAAAGGGAATGGTGTCTTGACGAATCTGATCGAGCTGGCGAAGGGTCTTACCCGAGGGAAGAGGCGATTGGATTTACCGATCAAGATTTGGCCAAAAGAGTGCTCTACGCTTGGAGAGATTACGTAAATAGCAATTGCCGGTGAGGAATAACGCTGGCGTAACCGGCGCGACGCTTGCGGAGCGTCCGCGTTGACGCAAATGTTAGGCACGGAACAACCAAAGGAGAAAGACCATGAAACAGCAAGAACTTAAAGAGGGGCAACTTGTGCAACTTAACCCCGAGACGGTGGCTAACCCAATGTTTGCGGCCTGCATCATGGTTGTGACCGAGCCTAAAGCATTCGGTGCGCAAGGGTATGTGCAGGCACTTGGCGAAGACGGCAAGCCGGGAGGGCAGGCTTACTACCGCGCAAAGTGGGAAGAAATGGAGCCGGTGGGCAACGCTGAGTGGGTAAGCGCCTAACGGCAGAAATAACCCGCAAGCCAGCGGGCAACCAGAGTTGAGAACCAGGCGATTTCTTGTCGGGTTTATTGGATTGTTAGTTTTGGTTTTATAGGAGATTTGATCATGGCATATGATGTTGAAAAATCTGTTCGGATTGTGAAAGATTCGAGAAAAAGCAGGGTGGTGGACAAGGTAGTTATCTTTCTTTTTCGGAAAGTTTTCTTGTCCTGGTGTGATGCTCACTTGGGCCGTGCTTATGAATTTGGGCTGATTGGTAGTGATGTTCTGCATTTATTGGATGCCCAAATGAAAGGGGACTTGGGATACAAAGGCTATCTGAAAAACTAACGCCAAGGGTAAGCGGCGCGGCTGTTTCGCGTCCGCTTGACCCGCTGGTTAGCCGTGGTTTATTGGATGGTTTATGTCTGACCAAAACGGATGGATAAGTATAGATGATGCTCGTTTTCCGTTGGCGAAGTACAAAGGCGACGAGATTGTAATCAGGACGAAGGCGGATAATTACCGGTGGGTATATCAGATTGCCATTGTTGACGATGACGGCAAAGTTGCGATTGACCCCTGCGTGATGTGTTCGCGGTGCGGCGGAACCATGCAATGGAAGCCGCACGCCTGGAACCCGTTTTCAAAAATGCCGATGGAGTGGAAACCGTTGGGCAAATTCATTGATCCGGATCGTTCGGCGGCACACGCAAAGGCTCACGCAGAAGATATGTACCAACGAGCTTTGAAGGCAGAGGAATTGCTGTACCGGTTTTACATTGACCGTGACAAGAAAGCGGAAGAGGCGATTTTGAACTTTGTGCAAGACGGACTTGATAAGGAGGGGCTTCTGTAATGATAACCTCCTGTAACCACAGCGAGAATATTATTTGCGGTTCTTGCCTGATGAAAAATCACCAAGAGAAGCAGGTTGCTGAAAATTTGTTGCGCGGCGAACTACTAAGACGGACGTTGCTGTACCTGGAAGCGTCGTTGCTCGGGAGGTTATATTCGGAAATGCAAGGTGCACACAAGAATAAAGCACTGCATAAAGCACTTGAGCAAGAATGCTCGGACCTGGAAACACTCATTGAGGAAATAAGGGAGACGATATGAACGACAACAAGACAGCCTACAGCGGGAAAGATTACCCGGTGCATAGTTCCGGCCCGTGGTCTGTGACTGCCGGAATCGCGCCAGACAAGAAAGGCCGGTTAATCGTAGAGGATTGCAGCGGCAACCCGGTATGCGCGATTTCTGCTCGTGGTGTGCAAGGCCGAGTGCCGATCATGGAAGCCAACGCCAAGTTGATTGCCTCCGCCCCTGAAATGTTGGAGGCATTGCGCTGGCTGGATGCGGAGATGGACTGTCGGGACGATGATTACGGCGGGGTGCTGTTTTCGCGTGGCGATTTTGAAAGAGTGCGCCGGGCTATCAAGCTGGCGATGGAAGGCTAACGTGGAGGTAAGGGGATGACAAAAGCGCAGCTTTTGGCAGTCGCCTTGACCGTAAAGTTAGCGGGCATGCGGCTGCGGTGCTGGTGGTTCGGGTGCGAGCAACACCCGCAGGATAGCGCGCCGCCAGACTACGCAACGTGCATGCACTGTGGCGAGTGCGTGAGCTATGGCGACATGATTGGCGACACGCGACACAACCGCGCAAGGGACTGGCTGAGTTACTGGCTTTGGCGTCGCTGGTGGCCCGAGAAATGCTCAATGTGTGGCTCAAGGTTTAAGTGCAGCGGCGATTGTGACGGGATCGTTTTGATCGCTAAAGTAGAGTTATGACAAAAAGATAACACGATATTCAAAAGTCGTGTTATCTCAAAGAGAAATCTGTGCAACATGGCAAAAAAGATAAAGTGCATCAAGACAACAAGGGTAAGGACGATCGATACGGCAAGGGCTGGAGCTGTGCCGGTGGTCAATCGGGATCGTGGCCGGCCATGGATGCGCAAGAGGGCGAGAGTGTTGGAGCGCGACGGGTATCTGTGCCAGAACTGTGCCAAGCTGGGGCTTGTGGTGCGTGCTGTAGAGGTCGACCATATCGAGCCGTTGCACCGTGGTGGATCGGATGCAGAGGACAATCTGCAATCGTTATGCAAGGCGTGTCACCGGTCAAAGAGCGATCTGGAGCGACTTGAAAGGTGCAATCCTTCCTGACCGCCAGGCCACAGTCAGGAAGGGGGGGCGGTGTCAATCTCTGCAACTTTGAGCACCCGGAGACCGCCGCGCCCCTCACGCGCAGATTATTTCTCTGTTTTTGATAAACAACCTTGCAAAATGGCACGTTATGATTGATTTGAATAATCAAAAATAATCAAAAAGAGGTGCAATCAAATGCCAAGAGGTGGGTATAGACCAGGATCTGGCCGCCCGAAGGGGAAGCAACCAAAATGGTTTCCAGAGGACAAGGTAAAATACACTCAACCGACAACCAATGAAGAGATAAAACAGGAGGTCTTGAGCGCTGTTTCATCTTCAGATATCTCCCCGCTCGAATACATGCTCAGTGTCATGCGTGACGAAACACAGCCGAAGGATCGCCGTGATAGAATGGCAGCTCTTGCAGCTCCTTTTTGCCATCCCAAGGCTGGAGAAAAAGGCGGAAAGAAGCAGGAAAGGGAAGCAGCAGCAAAAGAGGCTGGAAAAGGAAGGTTCGGCGCTATGAGCGGGCCAAAGGTTGTGAATATCAATAAATGAACTGGTCGACAGCCTGCCCTGACTGGGAACAACGCCTGACAAACCGTCAATCGATCATTCCTCCACCGATCTTCCCGGAAACGGCAGAGTACGCGCTGAACATCTTCAAGCAGCTCAGGGTAGTCGACCTCCCAGGGAAGCCAACATTCGGAGAATGTTCCGAACAGTGGGTGTTCGATTTCGTGTCAGCAATATTCGGGGCATACGACGAAGAGACCGGCCGGCAACTCATAAGGGAATTCTACCTACTCATTTCAAAGAAAAATACCAAGTCGACCATAGCGGCCGGAATCATGTTGACCGCGGTGATCATCTGTTGGAGGGAAGACGAGGAACACCTTATCCTTGCCCCGACCAAGGAAGTAGCCGACAACTCTTTCAAACCTGCGGCAGGGATGGTCCGTGCAGACGAAGAGCTTTCCGATCTTTTTCATGTCCAGGATCACATTCGCACAATCACCCATCGCAACACGAAAGCCTCGCTCAAGGTTGTCGCCGCCGATACCGATACCGTATCTGGGAAGAAGTCTGGCCGTGTTCTCGTTGACGAGCATTGGCTATTCGGCAAGAAGGCAAACGCTGTTTCCATGTTCATGGAGGCGCTTGGCGGCCAGATCAGCAGGCCTGAAGGTTGGGTCATCTACCTTACAACTCAAAGCGACGAGCCTCCTGCCGGGGTGTTCAAGGACAAACTCGACTATTTCCGCAATGTACGCGACGGAATAATTTCAAACCCAAAGGCCCTTGGCATACTGTACGAGTTCCCTGGAAAGATGGTTGAAGATCAGGGATACTTGCTTCCTGAAAATTTCTACATCACCAACCCGAACATAGGGAGATCGGTTGACGCTGAGTGGTTGCAAGACAAGTTGATCGAAAACCAAACAAAGACCGATGGATCGTTTCAACAGTTTCTTGCCAAGCATCTCAATGTTGAAATTGGACTGAATCTCCGTTCCGACCGGTGGCCTGGCGCCGATTTTTGGGAGCAGCAGAGCAAAGGCGTCACGCTCGATGAAATCATCGAGAAATCTGATGTCATCACGGCTGGAGGAGACGGTGGAGGACTTGACGACCTTCTTGGTCTAGCCCTGCTCGGGAGAGACGCAGAGGATCCGCGCATCTGGCGCTTGTGGGTCAAGGCGTGGTGTCATCCGATAGCACTTGAGCGCAGAAAGAGCGAAGAATCGAAATACAGGGATTTTGAACGGGCCGGCGACTTGGTAATCGTCAAGAATATTGGCGAAGATATCGAGCAGTTTTGCGACATCATAAAGCAATGCGAGGATTCCGGACTTCTTGACAGGATAGCTGTTGACCCTGCCGGCATAGGTGACATCGTTGACGCCATTGTTGAAGCAGGAATTGAGCATGAAAGGGTTGTGGGTATCTCCCAAGGGTGGAGGCTCAACGGAGCGATAAAGGCCACTGAGCGCCGGGTAGCCGAAGGCCACCTGTTGCACGGTGGGCAACCGATAATGAACTGGTGTGTGGGGAATGCAAGATGCGAACAGAAGGGTAACGCCGTGCTGATCACCAAGCAGGCGAGCGGAACAGGGAAAATTGACCCGCTCATTGCCACGTTCATGGCTGTTGCTTTGATGGCCATGAATCCGGAGGCCAGGAATGGGCGATCAATTTACGAAACAAGAGGACCTTTGTTCGTTTGAGGAGAAAAATGGAAAAAGCGGAGAGGCTTATAGAGGTATCTATCGTGGCAAAACGGTTTTCCGTGTCAGAGAAAACCATAATTCGCATGCTATCGAACCCTGAAGTACCACTTCAAGGAGTTCGATTGAACAAGAGGTGCATCAGGGTGATAGAGAGCACCATAGAGCCGACGATAAAGGCGAGGATCATAGTTTAATGACCTGATATTCGTAAAAAAAAGACTATATTGACACAGGAGACTATATAGTCGGTCAGTGTTGAGCAGTTTCGCATATTCGCGTAGGGTTGGAACCGAATAGATTTGGTTTTAACCCTATTTTTTTTGCGAATAGCGCTGAAGATGTGAGCTACGTTCTCGATATCATCGCTCTGATTGGCCTTGCCCTAATTGGGTACGGTCTTTTTTTGTTGTTTGGAACCGGTTGGTGTTGCCTCGTTGTCGGGTCAATCATGCTTTTCGGTGGTGTTTTTTTGGCAACGCCTAGAAAGGCGAGCAAGAGCGACGGTCAGTGATGGGATTCCTGACTTCTGCCATAGAAAGGAGATCAAGGGTTTCCGGATCGTGGTCGTTGAAAGACCCGGCAACCATTGAACTGTTCGGTGGGGCAAGGGCGAGCGCATCCGGGCAGCATGTAACGCCTGACACTGCGCTCCGGACATCGGCTGTCTACTGTTGCGTTTCGATCCTTTCCGAAACTTTGGCCATGTTTCCGAAGCACATCAAGTCAATCAGGAGCGATGGCGGAAAGGACATAGCAAGCGGTCACCGGTGCTATCGATTGATTAACTCAAGGCCGAACCGATGGCAATCATCTTTCGAGTTTTTCGAAATGATGGAAGGCCACAGGCTTTTGCGCGGGAACGCCTACGGAAAAATCCTGTACCACCCCGGAACGATGCTCAATGAGATTGTTCCGCTTCACCCAGATACCGTCTGGCCGTTCGTTGTCACCGCAGACGGGACGGCGCTGTACCTTAATGACACATCTCCCCCACCTCCGGCCGGGGCAAAACTTTGGTATCAGCACACCAGTTCCGACGGGAAGACTGAATATCTGAGCGCTTCAGAGGTCGTGCACGTCAAGGGGTACACGATAAATGGAATAGTCGGGATCAGTCCAGTCAGGTGGGCAGCGTATCAGGCTATCGGCCTCTCTATGGCCGCCGAGGAGCATGGAGGGAAACTTTTCTCGAACGGTGCCCAATTGAGCACTGTTTTCAGGCATCCGAAGCGATTCAGCCCGGCAGCTCATGCCAACCTCAAGGAGGCTTTGAACGCCGGAGGGGAATTCGCAGGATCTTCGAATGCCCACAAGACGATCATCCTCGAAGAAGGAATGGACGTTTCTAGGATCGGGATGACATCAGAAGAGTCCCAGTTCCTGGAGACCAGAAAATTTCAGGTCGAGGATATTTTCAGGATTTTCAAAGTGCCGCTTATGCTCGGTGCTGCAGGAGATAAGGCGCCTACGTTTGCAAGCGCCGAGCAGTTCATGACTCTGTTTCGAGTAAACACGATGTCTCCAAACGTCACTCGATGGGAAAGCGCCCTCAACCGTGACCTTCTTTTTCAGTCTGAGATTGGCAGGTACGAGGTCGATATGGATATGGATAGCCTGATGCGCGGTGACGTGTCCGCAAGGGCATCCTATCTCAAGAGCCGGTTCGAGATGGCCAGCATGACGCCTGATGATGTTCGACTGTATGAGGGTGAGAATCCGACCGGTACCGAAGAGGGCAAAAAGCTGTACCTGCAAAGCGGCATGATGCCGGCGAGCATTGCCGGGATGAAGCCGGCTGTAAAAAAGGAGTCGAACGCATGAAAATTAAGCCGATAATTCCAAACCTTGAGCGCAGGTCAATTCCTGTAGAGATAAGGGCGAAGGACGAAAATGAAAAAGCCCCATGTATCAGGGGGCATGCCGCCGTTTTCAACTCGCCGTCAGAACTGCTCGGAGGATGCTTTAGGGAAATAATCCTCCCCGGAGCGTTCGCAGAGGCGATTGACAGCTTCGACACCAGGGCTCTTTTTAACCACGACTCGAATATCGTTATCGGCAGGAAATCAGCCGGGACGTTGCGCATGAAAGAGGACGAATCTGGTCTGGCCATAGAAATAGACCTACCCGACACGTCTTTTGCGAGGGACATAGAGGTTTCCATGCGCAGAGGAGACATTAAGGAGATGTCTTACAGCTTTGTGGTCGCCGATGGAGGCCAGAGGTGGGATCGAGATCCTGATGGGAGCGGAAACTGGACCAGAACGATATCGAAAATTGAAAGGGTTTTCGACGTGTCGCCTGTCACCTACCCTGCATACACTGAAACCGACTGTGCCATGCGCTCGCTTGATGCAGTTAAGGCGTCCGAGATTCCGCCAGTAAATGATGATGAAATTGCTATGCGTCGGCTCCGCTTAGAGCTGGAAGCCGCATATTAAACGAGCCGATAGCTCACAGCGCCCACATCGGGCAACGAGGTAAGAAAATGCAGGCAAAATTACGAGAGCTTCAAGAGAAGCGAAACAAGGCGGTAACCGAGGCAAGAGCAATTCTTGACAAGGCCGAATCCGAAAAACGGTCAATGACCGCCGAAGAAAAGGTCCAGTCCGATACCTACCTCAAAGACGCGACAGAATTCCGTGAAGATATCGACCGCCTGACCAAGCTCATGGAAGAAGAGCGGTCGCTTGCCGAGATCGCATCGAGAGAAGCCGAGCAGGCAGGAAAAGGAAAGCAGGCTCCAGAAGCCGAAGCGAGAAGCAAGGCGTTTCGAAAACTGCTCACTCTCGATATCGCCAACGGAGAGCAGTTGACACCGGAAGAGTACCGGACTCTTACCGCAGGCCAGGATACGGCAGCCGGATTCCTGACCACTCCGCAGGAGTTCGTCAGAAACCTGATCCAGGCTATCGACGATCAGGTCTTTATCCGCCCCATCGCCACCAAGTTTTCGACGAGCAATGCCAATGGCCTTGGCTTTCCGTCGCTCGACAACGACCTGGATGATGGCGAGTGGTCGACTGAAATCAAGCAGTTTGCCGAGGACAAGGCGCTCAAGTTCGGCAAGCGTGAACTGAAGCCCAATCCCCTGAAAAAACTGGTCAAGGCTTCCGACAAACTGCTCCGGTCCGACGGGATCAGCCCCGAATCGATCATCATGGCGAGGGCAGCGTACAAGTTCGGCATCACCGAAGAAAAGGCGTATCTGACCGGAGATGGAGACAAAAAGCCGCTCGGGCTTTTCACTGCTTCCCGCCAAGGACTTTACACTGATCGAGACGTTAGCTCTGGCGCAGCCGATGGATTCACCGCAGACAATCTGAAGCTGGTCAAGTACAGCCTCAAGGCGCAGTACATGCGTAAGGCTTCATGGCTTTTCCATCGTGACGGTGTGGCCAAGATCGCCCTGCTCAAAGACGGTGAGGGCCGATACATCTTCGAGATGACCGATACCCCAGGCGCCCTTGATAATCTCATGGGCCGGCCGCTCATGATGTCTGAGTATGTGCCGAACACGTTCACCACAGGTAAGTACGTGGGAATGTTCGCCGATTTCTCTTGGTACTGGATCGCAGACAGCCTCGCCCTTCGCGTAAAACGACTTAACGAGCTGTACGCCCTTACCAGTGAGGTCGGTTTCATTTTCGACAAGGAAACCGACGGAATGCCGGTGCTGTCCGAGGCGTTTGCCCGTATCAAAACCGCGTAACCAGCCGTTTGGCATAAAGCACAATCAACACGAGAGGAACAGCCGTGAACCTACTGCAAAGAGTAAAGATTGACCAGGTGCTTGGCTACTATGCGGCCGGCACCACGAAGCGCACCAGCGATATCATCGACATGGCCAACTACGATGGAGTTCTGTTTATCGCCGAGCTTGGCACCATTATCGAAAATGGAACAGTCGACGTTTTCGTTGAGCAAAATACGGAAAATTCAACTTCCGGAATGGCGCGCCTGGCGACGACCACTGCCCACACTGTCACCGCAGCGAACGCCGCCCTTGCGAAGTCGGCAATTGTCGTCGATGTCTTCCGGCCCAATAAGCGATACCTGCAATGCAACATTACCCCGGCGACTCAGAATGCAGTCATTCTCGGGATAACCGCTATCAGGTATTCAGGGCGAATCTGTCCAGATGCAAACGCCGGCCTGCTGAAATCCACGCAACTGATTTCGCCCGACGAGGCGGCATAATAGCTGATTCATCCATGGGCGTCTACACCTTGGCGCCCATGGATTTCAAGGAGCGGAACAAATGAGCAATACAAAAGTTTACACAGAACAGGGCGGAGGCAAAAAAGTCATCGCTTCAGGTGGAACCCTGCAAGTCAACAGTGGCGGAAAACTTGATGCACAATCCGGATCGATAGTGACCGGGATGGCCCTCAACAAGCGAGTCCGAGCGACAGCAGCGCAGGTGAATGCAGGGCTTGAGCTTCTTCCTGCACTGTCCGGATACAAGTACAGGATTGTCGACGTTACCATGATTGCCATTGGCGGTAACGCGGCAACTGCAACATCTGTTGATATAGTTTCGACCCAAGGCGGGAGCGCTGTGCGTCCAATCGTCGCCCTAGTTGCCGCCCTTACCAGGTCGGCAGTGGTCAAGCCGAATTCGGCAAACGTCTCTGTATTGGCCGATGGAGCCTCGTTCGTGGCCAACGACGCCAATACGTCGGTTTCCGTCAGCAAGCAGTCCGGTGGAAGCAACTTGGCCACGGCAACGCATGTTGATGTGATTTTGACCTACGTTATCGAGGCAGAGTAAGTCAAGAAAATGAGCTACCGCCTGTCCCTGCATACTCCGCCAACGGCAGAGCCCATCCACCTCACCGAGGCGAAAATCCACCTTCGCCTCGCGGTGGATGCCGCAGACGCCACGACGAATTGCGGACATCACGACCCTATCCTGTCGAGAATCATTTCCGGGGCCAGGGTACAGGCGGAAACGTACCAGCGAAGGACGCTGGTTTTGCAGGTATTTGACCTTTACCTTGACGGGTGGCCATACAGTGATGAGATCGAGCTACCATCTTCTCCACTGAGATCGGTCGATTTCGTCAAGTACACCGACTCAGAAGGGACCACCACAACGTTCTCGGCAGAAAACTACGCGGTGGATTTGAACAGCACTCCGGGGCGAATCGTCCTTGGTAACGATAAAGAGTGGCCAGACGCAGAACTAGCCAGCAAAAACCCTATCCAGATCAGATTCAAGGCCGGCTACGTCGTCCCGTTCACCGTTGCAACATCGACCGACTTGATTACCGCCATCAACCATCCATTTACCGATGGTGAAATAGTCAGGTTGTCGGTGTCTGGCGGATCGCTACCGGGCGGGCTGGTTGAGCAGAAAGACTACTTCGTCCGTGATGTCAGCGGGAATACATTCAAGCTGACAGAAACATCTGGTGGTGGAGCTGTCGATATCACCTCAGCAGGAAGCGGCAACATGTTCATCGGCATTGTGCCAGAAAGCACCATGATCGGCATGCTTCTCTCGATATCTGACAGGTACGAAGAAGGGCGAAACGATAACGAGCAAGCCGTCTCACACTGGCTCGCTTACGATTTGGCAATGGTGTTGTGATGCCCATGCAGAAATCGAGCAGAAGGCACCTTGTTATCGTGCAACAGAAAACGCCGGCTACCGATCAGGATGGTGGCCAGATTTTTACCTGGAGCGAGTTCGCAAAGGCGTGGGCGCGAATCAGGATGTTGCGAGGCCGTGACTTCATAGCTGCGAGCGCAGCGCACAACGAAATGATCGGGGTATTCAACATCGCTTATCGAGCTGGAGTCACTCAGGACATGCGCATTTCATACGACGGAAAATACTACGATATCACTGCTGTCGTCGATGTCAACGAGCAGCGGAGAGAACTTGATATCATGGTCAGGACCGGGGCGAGCGAGGGTTAAAAATGTCGATCGAAACAACGCTCAAGAGTTTGATCAGCCCGCTCGTTGCCGGAGGTTGTCATAACGTGGCCAACACGTTACCGACGATCACCATACCGTATGTGGTGTTTTATGAGATTTCAGCAGTCCCTGAAAATGGAATAACCGAATATCTCGGGGCGACAAACCATCAATACCAGATAGACATTTTCGCCAAAACTCCAGAGCAGGCAAAGGGGCTTGCGCTCGGTGCAATAAAGACTGCGATTGAAAGCTCAACGCTTGCCGGTGTGCTGGTGTTTCACTCAGTTGGAGAATACAGCGAAATCGACAAGACTTATCAATACATAACCCAGTTTCAGATTTGGGCCGAATAGGCCGTAACCACCAAAGAGGAAAAGACAATGGCTCAAGGAATTATCTGGAAAGGCGTTTCTGTATCCATGCAATCTGCGCTCGATGCTGCCGACACCATCATCGGGATTACCAAGGCAAATCCTGGTGTCGTAACAGCAACAGCCCACGGCCTAAACAACGGCGACATCGTACTGTTGAGCATCAATGGCATGCACCAGCTTGACGATAAAGTTGTCCGAGTGGCCAACAAGACTGCCGACACATTCGAGCTTGAAGGGGTTGACACCACCAATTTCGAGACCTTTTCGAGCGGAACGGCGAGCAAGGTCACGTTCGGGCACTCAATCACCACCGCACGCACCATGAACGCCAGCGGTGGCGAGTTCGACTTCATCGACGACACAACCATCCACGACACCACGAAAAAACAGATGCCTGGCATGCCGAGCGCTATTTCCTACCAGTTTGAAAACCGGTGGGATGCTGCTGATGCTGGATTGCTCGCAATGAAGGCAGCATCCGATATCCAGGCGAAACGTGCGTTCAAATTTCAGTTCGGCAGCGGCGGAAAAATTCTCTATTTCGCCGGATATGTCGGCTGTACCATGCTCCCAGGTGGCCAAGCCCAAAACCTTGTCACCACGAATGCAGTCATCACCATGAACGGGACGCCGACCTATTACGCATCCTGATAAATAGCGATAAAGACCAAGGAAACCATGTTCAAAATAACTCCGGATCCGGTATTCACCGCCGACGTCGAACTGTCCGTTCCCGGAAAGCCGGGAACGGTAACGGTCCAGATCACGTTCAAATATCAAACCAAAGACCAGCTCATCGCCTTTGGAGAGATGGTGAAGAACGAGCCAACCGATAAGGCTCTGTCCCATATCATCAAAGGTTGGGAAGGGTTTGATGTTGAATGCACGCCTGAAAACATTACCCTGATGTTGGCAAACCATGTCCGCGCAGGCAACGAAATCATTGCCGCGTACTACCGCGAACTGTACGCAAGTCGCGTAAAAAACTGAAATCTATCGCCGCTGCGCTGGTGGGCGGCGATAGAGAAGAGCTTGCCCAGCAAAGCGCAGAGCGCCTCGGCGTCCCGGTTGAATTGATAATGGATGCCGAGGGATTCGGCGAAGACGAAACCAGCATATACCCGGACAACGCTAGAACGGTGATGGTGTTCGTGGACATCATGACGCAGTGGCGAACAGGGGCGGCCGGAGCCGTAGGTCTCGACTACAACGTCCTTCCCATGGTGTTTGATTTGCGGAAGATCGAAGGCGAAGATCGATCGGAAGTTTTCGATGGGGTGCGGATCATGGAGAGCGCAGCCCTTGAGACCATGAGGAAAAAGGACTGAAGCATGGTTATCGCGATTGGAAGCGTGGTTGTCGAAGATATCGCCAGCGGTTTTTCCCAACAGATGGGGAAAAACGAAGAGGAGATAGATAAGTTTCTACGCGATGTCGCCGCGCACATCCGTGACGACGCCAAAAGCACAGCAGCCTTCATCGACAGGACCGGAAACCTCCGCAAGTCTATTGGCATGCGAAAATCGAAGTTCGTTCGCGGCGGGTACATCGTCAAGGCCACCGGCAGGAATCGCGGTGAAGGGGCTACTAGCGCGAGAGGATTCCACGCCTGGCTTGTTGAATTCGGACACGTCAAGGTCTTGTGGGGAAAGCGCACCAGTGGCCGGGTTGCCCCTAAGCCGTACATGCGCCCTGCCGTTGAAAAAGGAAAGGTCTACGCTGCACAGCGCATCAGCGCTATGGGGAAATAGGCAATGTCTCTACCTGGAATCTACGTCCCGATCAAGGGCGACTACAGCGCACTCGAAAAGAGCCTCAAAGAGGCCAAGGCCATTGTCACCAATCAGGCAACCGGCATATCGAATGCTCTGAACAATGCGCTCTCCCCTTCCTCTGTTCGCAACAACATCGATTCTCTTGTTCGCCAATTCACAACGCTTGAGCGTGCGTCGAAGATGTCTGGCAAGGTGTTCAGCCAGATTGGCGTCGACCTCGGAGAACTGCGCAAGATCACCGGACTTACTGACGAGCAGTTTGCATCCCTGCAATCTCGCCTTCTGAAGACTCAAGCGGCAAACGCTCAGGAGGCAGCGCTAAAACGCCTAGCCAAGCAGCTCGATCTTACCGAAAAAGAAATCCGCGACCTCGGGTCGAACTTCAACATATCAACGTCAGGGGTAGACAGGGTTGTTTCGTCGCTTGGAAAGGTTGATGGTGTTGTCGAGAAAAGCAAAAAGCGCATGGACCTTTTCGGTGGGTCTGTCGCTATGGCTGCCTGTAAATTCCTACTTCTTGAGCAGGCTGCCTATTCTGTTCAGCGCATCATCAATGCTGTTGCCTTCGATTTCAACGCCACAGTAGAGACTGCCACAATGGGGATTGCTGCCGCATTCCTCAACAACGGTGAGTACACCGACCAGATAACCGGCAAGGTTCTGCGCGGGCAAGAGGCCATGAGCGCGGCAATGGATGATGCGGATAGCGTTATCCAAAGGTTGAAGGCTTCGAACCTGCAAACAATCGCCACTCTCGATCAATTGATCAAAGCGTACCAGGAGGCTGCGCCGGTAGCGCTGTCGAAGGGGTTCAATAAGGATCAGGTTGAGCAGTTCACCGTTGCCATGATGCAGGCGGCCGGAGCAGTAGATACAACCGGCATGCTGATCGGGCAGATGGGAGAGGAAATGCGTTCTATCCTCACCGGTGGGATCAATCCGAAAAACACCCGCATCGCCACGGCACTTGGCATCACCAACCAGGATATAGCCAGGTACCAGGGAGACATTCAGGGCCTGTTCGACTTCCTCATGTCGAAACTAGACGCCTACAAGGCGTTTGGCGAGCAACTGCAAAAGACATGGAGTGGTGTGGCATCGAACACTGTTGACGTTCTTCAGCAGGTATCTGCCCAGGCCACTGATCCTCTTTTCGAAGCCATCAGAGATGGCCTGTATGACTGGCAACAGGGGATAGCAAAAATAAACAAGGAGACAGGCCTTCTTGAATGGAACCCTGAGTATCAGCAAGGAATAGAGAAGGTAAGGGATACCATAGAAAGCCTTGTAGACCTGGTGTCGAGCAACAAGGATGCCATAGGCGCCATGTTCGATGCTGCAGGATGGGCGGCGCTGCAATCGCTTGACGGGATAAACCAAGTTTTGACGTTGCTGGGAAATGTGGTCTCGACGGCAAAGGTTGCCATTCAAGAGATAAAGAGCCTGACCGGAATCAGTGTCGACATCCCTAAGCCTTGGGATATACCAGGAGCCATGATCAACGGCGCCAAGCAGGTAAATCTCAAATGGTCAGAGCTGAATGACGAATGGTCAGGGAAAAGGGACAGCAAGGGTGACCTGGTAAATGCCACCGCTGAAGAGTTGGCCGTCGACAGGCTCAAACAGAAGATCAAGGGTCTCAAGCAAGAGCTATCTGTAAAGGAAAACTCCATAACCGGTTTGATATTCGGAGACAGGGAGCCGGAGGCTATCCAGAACGATATCAAGGCGACTGAATCCCAGTTAAAAGACCTTGAGGGAAGGCTGAAGGGTACAGCATCAAAAGCAACGTGGTCGCCCAGTATCAAGGTGAGCGCCGACGAGCAAGAGATGCTCGATAAAAAAATCGAGGAGATGCAGAAGGCCGCCGACAAGGCAAACAAAGCGGCGGAAGAGTATGTTCGGACAGCCAAGGAATCGGCCATCGCCAAGTTCGACGAGATGACGAAATACTTGGCCCCAGGATCTGACTTGATGCTCAAAGCCCAGGCGAAGCTGAACGAAGAGCTTGCCGAAATAGACGAGCGGGAGGCCAGGTCAGGGCGCACGGCGGCAATGCGCGGAGAGCGAGAAGAGCTGAAGCAGCTCAACGCCACCATCAAGGGGTATGTGGCAGAAGCGAGAAACGCAGCAGAGATCAGCGACGAGTGGAACAAGAGCGCCAAGGACACGATTGATGCCATGACTCGCCTAAACGATGAAATAACCATGTCTGGACTCGGTGAGTTCGGCAGGGCAGCCTATGACATGGGAAGGCAGCTCCAGGAAGGTGGAGACGAAATCGACAAGTTCAATGCCCGATTGGCTGAAGCAAAGGAGCAGGCTGAAAATACCAAGGCGTGGTACGAGGCGGTCGGTGCGCAGCTTGGAGAAGCTCAAGGAAATCTCAGTAGGAATACGGCTGGATCGAGCGTTGAGGACTCCAACAAGGTGCGCGAGCTTGCAGATCAGCATCAGCGCCTCGGAGAGTCGCTTAAAGAGCAGACCGTTATTTATCAAAAGCTACTCGATCTTGAAGCGAACGGCCGCATAACTTCGCGAGATCAGCTTGAGCAAGAGCTTTCCGCTCAGAGAAAATACGATGCGCTGATTTCTGCCTATCACGAAATTGGCCGGGTGTCTGAGGAGACATTTTCCCTGATAACCGCCCATGAAGAAGCCGAGAAATTCAACTTCATCCAAGCGACTGGCGACAAGGAGCTGGCGTACCGCCTTTTCTCGGAAAGAATGCTTGAGTACAGGAGAGCGTTTGCAGCAGACCAGTACGAGAAGACCGGAAGCGTCGGGGCGTTGATGGATGTCGGCCTTTCATCGTACCAATCGAACATGAGGGATGAGGCGGTAAAGTTTTACGAAGACGTGCTGCCGAAAGCCATTGACCAATCGAGTGATGCGCTGGGAAAGTTCGCCAGGAACGCGGCAGAAAGCAACATGAGCCTTTCGGAGGCGTGGGAAAATCTAGGGAAAACGATTAGCGATGTCGTGTTCGACATTCTTCAGGATTTGACCGCTCTGTCGGTGAAAATGGCAATAATGGGCACGCTTGGCGCATCAGGTGGCGAAGGATCAATGGCCACAGGGATAGGAAGCCTGCTCGGGTCGCTGTTCACAGCAAACGCTCAAGGCAACGTTTACGCATCACCTGGCCTGTCTGCATACTCGAACACGGTTGTTTCCTCACCGACCATCTTCCCGTTCGCCAAGGGTATTGGACTCATGGGCGAAGCAGGATCAGAGGCTATCATGCCATTGACAAGGATGCCTGGAGGAGACCTTGGGGTTAAGGCGCAATCATCTTCTCCAAACATCAATGTGACAGTGAACAATAACTCTTCAGCACAGGCATCGGCAAGGGTTGAGCAGTCGCAAGATGGCATGAGTTGGGACGTTATTGTCGACATGGTTGAGCAAAAAATGCAGAGCCGGATAAACCAAGGCAGGCAGGGAGTAGGCAAGCGGGGTCCGATGATATGAACGCATGGCCGTCTACATTGCCGCAAGCCCCATACAGAAATTACTCGATAGAGCAGGTCGCCGGGGTTTCTTCTGTCGACGATGATCTAAGTCAGGTTCGCACCAGAACCTACCCTGAACACGAAGGAAAGTTTCAGTTCAGGCAATGTTCTGTTTCCCAGTTCCAGGCCATGAGGACTTTCTATGACACGACCCTGAACCAGCGCTTGCCTTTTTCGGCGCCATGGTTGCCTGCATTAGGATTCGACCATCACTTTTGCCAGTTCATCGAACCGCCATCGGCAACCAGGAACCAGAGGAGATTTGACATATCAATCTCTGTGTTGATCATTGCTGGCGTGCCTGTAGACGAATCAGGTGATATCACCTACGGAGAAAGTTGATGGCTGAGTGGCCCGCATTGCTCCCTGCGCCTCTTTCCAGCGGAATGAGCGTTGTCATGGGAGAAAACGCACTGAACAGAACAACGCAGTCAGGAAGAAGGGAGACAGTACGGTACGGTTCAGGTGCCCATGATAGCATCAAGGCAACTCTGAGGCTTTTCAAGGGACGAGACGGAATTGACATGCTGGCCATTTTCAGATTATTCTATCGATCAACACTTTGCAATGGTGTGAACTGGTTTTCTGCTCCATGGATAACGAACGACCTTGGTTACAGTGACCACAAGGGAAAAATACAGGGATTCCCATCGATAACATCTGAAAGCAAGAGATATGCCGACGTTTCCTTAAGGATACTCATCAAAAAATCATCGGCGTGCCCTGAAGATGTCACCTGGCCGCCAGAGGGATGGTAACGACGAATGGCTTTCACCAGCGGAACAGCATCAAACTATAAAGACCTGCTTGCCATTATGACCACGTTTGCCGCGGCAAACGGGTGGAGCATTCTGGAACAGACCACGAACCGCGTGTACCTGAAAGGCACGGGCCTTGCCGGGACCGACGAGATATTTTGCGGAGTCGAGACCTACGAAGACACCTCGAACGGCTACTACAACTGGGAGCTGTTTGGATCGGTGTCGTGGCGCTCCGGGAGAGAGCCACACATGCACCCGCTCTCCAGCGGAGATGATAAAGTGTTCACCTATTTCTGGAACGCCGCTATTCCATATTGGATGGTTGCCAATCCGAGACGCATCATCGTGGTTGCCAAGGTGGGGACGACATACCAGTTTGTCCATCTTGGGCTAGGACTCCCGGTTGGCACCGATGCACAGTATCCGTACCCATTGTTAATAGGTGGTTGTGGAACAACCAAAGCGCAGGCATATTCGGTGGGCAACGCAAATATTGGTGCGTTCTGGGGTGCTGGCTACAGTGGGGCATGCTGTGGTCGTCTAAGGCTTCCTGGCGGTGTATGGGGTTCGATTGGCACCACGCAATCCAGCGCTTTAAACCCGACACTCAAGTCAGTTTGCGAAAATTTCATACAAATTGCCAATATCCTCAACGCCCCAACAGGGGAGTACAAGCCGGAACAGGTATACGTTGTTGATTTGGCAGCGGTAAACACATACATCGGGATCGATGGCATCTTTCGGGTCAGCGGCTACCAGCAGACAGCGGAAAATATCATCACGGTTGACGGGGTGAACTACATGGCTTTTCCCGATATTTACAGGGTCGGGAACGGCGATTTCTGTGCATTGAGGTTGAATTGATGGCACTTTATCAGAAATACACATTCGTTGACGTTGCCACACTCTTGAGCAATCTGGCCGCGTTTGGGACGGCCAACGGATGGAGCATTAGCACAAAAACCTCGACAAGAGTTGAGATGGCCAAGGGCGGTACGATATTTCGGATCGACTACCAAAACGCATCGTCGATCCGTTTATATGCCACTCCATCTGGGGGCACTATCAATGCATCATCGGTGTATATCGACCAACTGACCGTTGGACAGCCTTATATGTTCGTCTCATGCGGTACTACCCTGTACATTGGTCGGGTCTATTCTTCTGTGTGGAACTGGGGGGGGCTGATCAATGTTGTCGACAAAATAGGGTCGTGGTCCGGTGGAGCGATGGTGCATGGTGTTTCGTCCACGTCAGTAAATTTTTTTTCTGCAAGCGCCTATACTCAAGCGACATTGTACCGGAACGGAGCGTGGTCATATTTCGGGGCTTCTCCGGTTGCTGGGGCGATCAAGGGCAGTATAGCGCAGGATACGGCGCTCGCCGACAAACAGCCATGCCAATTGAACGCTGCCATCATGCCGATACCTGTAACAATTTTCGTTTGCAACACGGTGACGACGTTACTGCATCCTATCGGGGTTGCCCCTGGATTATACAGGATCAACGCTGGGAACGTGTATGTACCCGAGGAAACGATTCCAATCGGCGGAGTCGATTACTTGGTAATGCCGTTTGGGTATTTGGTATCTGGATCAAGAGATTTGCTGTTCAAACTGAGCGCATAAGGGGGCGGAAATGGGCGTTGTAGCAGCGGCAAGCGGCACACAAGCCGCAACAATCAGTACAGAGCACTCGCTGACGCAGCAAACCGGCGTCGGTTCTATGTGCTCATGGTGGACACTTCGGCCATGACATCGGGCGACACTACCGTGATTCGTCTCAAAAACAAGGTATTGTCCGGGAGCACATCGAAAGTCACACAGGAAGTGACGCTCTCCGGGGCGCAGTCGGTGCCTGATTGGCGGTCGGACGCCATCCCGGTCGACGTGGAGATCATAGCCACCATTACGCAGACGGCTGGCACCGGACGGTCGTACCCGTGGAAATTGCTGCGAGCGTAACCCATGCCTGCAAGCGACCTTCTCCTGCTCCATGGCACCATTTACGGAGTCATCTATCAGAGCGATCCGGTTGCGTTCTCTGGAGCGACCAACTCCGTTGAGCAGCACAACTATCCAGGGTTCGATTGGGATGCCGATGTTCCCTATATCGCAGACACCCCACCAATGCTGGCTGGACTGATGACCGACAATGGCCCGATCGAAGTCGTTTCATGGACCGTTACCGGAGCGCCACCTTTTGACCTACTTGACCCGTGGCGGCGGTGCGGGCTCCTGTTGACGAGGCTCTGATGGCGGCAGGAGTAATCTACCCATCAGAACATGTGCCATTTGCCGGGCTATCGGAGCGGATGACAAACATGTCGGCAGTTGGTCACACACCGTTCAAATATCATATTGACGATGTTGGATATGTTGCAGATATAAGCGTTTTCAGGCGCGTATTCCTTTACAATGGAACCGGATCATCCGCATCGGTTGCTGATATCATCTACTCGCAAACAAGCGGTATCAATGTTGTAGGTGTTTCCGAGGGAATGATAATTCCCGCGATGACATCGGCACTGATCGATATCGAGGTTACACGGTACGGGCCGCCAATATTCGCGGCTGTATTCGTTTTCGTGTTCTCATGCTCAATTCAAGAGTCGCTTACTCTGAACGGTACCAGGCCGATCTATGCAACAGACCAGCCGATGCCGATCACGCTAGATCAGGCTATCGCCGAGGCGTATGCAGAGCCTGGAGACGACACGTTTTACGACACCCTGGAGTTCTCTGATTCCGTATCTGGAGACAAGATTCTTGTGGTCCATTCCGACGAAGAGCTTGAGACTCCGCAGGGTACATTCATTCCATGCAAGTTCGGTTGCAAGCATCCAGAGACAGAAGGCGGGGTTGTTGGGGTGATGCAAATCACTGTTGATTTCCTTCCGCTGTCTGCGCAGCTCTGGATATTGGAAACGTGCAGGTCAAGGGGAAAGGTCACTGTCTACTGGCGTCAGTACCTTGGACCGAATCAGGAGCCAGACGCCCATTACCCTATTCCGCTCGATGTCACCAGCGTTGAACAGACGGCGCTTGGCGCCACGATAAACGCCAGTTTCCCGATGCTGACCGCGATGAAATTTCCGCGCCGGCTGATGACCACCACTATTTTACCGGGGGCAAGGGTATAAATCATGGAGCATTGGGCTGAAAAGTATTGCGGTGCAAAGTGGTCAGACAAAGAGGACTGCTTACACTGGTTTCGGGTTATCAGTAAGGAGCAATTCAATATCGACGTTCCGCATTGCAACCTGATCGATCACAAGCGGCTACTGGCCAGCGCAGTGCGAGTCATGCGCGGGAACATCCTTGAGATGTTTGGTTACAAAGAGACGAATACCCCTAAGGAAGGTGACGGTGTTTTTATGTCTCAAGGGAAAGAGGCCCACCACCTTGGAATGGTAATCTTTCCCGGTGGTAAAATGCATATCATCCATGCCCTGGAAGGGGTTGGCATGGTAGTGTCAGACATCACCGATCTTGCTCTGAACGGGTGGAAAATTAACAGTTATTGGACGCATGCAGCTTAGAGAATCCTGGAATCCGATAGTTCTCGATCACGACAAGGAATTCCTTGGCGTGATTGAAGGGCTGTCACCAAACGAGCTGATCAGGGAATACCGGTTGGTGTTCACTCGCAGGGTTCTTTGTCTCGTTGAAAGCCGAGAAGGCGGCGGGTATTGGTCGCGCAAAGACTGGGATTGCCCGGTGCCGATCGGTGCGACAGTGCGCTTTGTCGAATTGCCGCGTGGAGGCGGGGGAAGTAACCCCCTGCAAATCATCGCAACCATCGCCTTGATTGTCGCGTCGGTGTACACGGGCGGCATAGCTGCCGCAGCATTGGGGGGCGTTGCCGGGGCGGCAGTACAAGCCGGCGTGCTTATCGCTGGTTCGCTGCTGCTCAATATGTTTTTCGGATCAGACTCAACAACGCAACAGGACCAAGGCCAGCCGAACAAGATTTACTCGATCAATGCAGGTGGAAACGCGCTGCGCATCGGGCAACCATTCGCAGAATGCTTTGGTTACTTCAAGCGGTTTCCTGATCTTGTCCAGCTATCCTATGTGAGCATAGAGAACAACGAGCAATTCCTTTATTTTTACATGATTGTTGGTGTAGGCCATTACTCTATTCACGGCATCTACATCGGCGAAACACCGATTTCTGAATACGCAGACGCAGCTTACAATATTCTTCCTCCAGGGCAGACATTGCTCGCTGACGGAAGGTATTACGAAAGCATCCCGACAATTGTGCCCCGTGTTGTTTGGACAAGCCAGGAAATAAGCGGCCAAGAGTTAAGCCAGGACTGGGTAACAGCCATCGTCTCGGCAAGAGGAACATCGGTCGAGCAAATCGAATATGACGTACTCTTTCAGGCTCTTATTGGATTCAACGGAGAGGGAGAACGTGTTGCCTGTATGGTGACAGTGGTTGCAGAGGCTAGGCTTGTTGATGATGACGGGACAGCGTTGACAGATTGGGCACAAATCCATGGAAGGACTTACGTAGCGGCATCTATCAGCCCGTTGCGATATTCGAACAAGGTGGCAGTTCCTTTCGGTGCCGGCCGCTATCAATTCAGAGTAAGAAGAACAAGCGCAAAAAGCGCGAGCGAGAAGATTTCAGACAATGTGATTGTGACTGGGCTGCGCGGCTACGGACCAGAGCACCCGTATTATGGAGATGTTACCTGTATAGAAGGTCGAGTTCGAGCCACAGAGCGCCTAAACGGAGAAGTAGTCAACAAGATCAACGTGGTAGCAACGCGGATGCTTTATCCTGTAGGCAATTCAGGGTTCGGCACGTCAATGGTGGCGACCACATCAATTTTTGACGCAATAGCCTACATCGTCACAAGTCAGAATGGCGGGCGCCAGCCATCTTCATTCCTCAAGTGGGAGATTATCCACGCTCTGAAAACAACGGTCGAATACCTCGGCCATTCGTTTAATTATGCGTTCACCGGCCAGGAGTCGGTGATGGATGCAGTCAAGAAGGCCGCGCAATGTTCCCGCATGGTACCGTATCTCCCGGGCGGTCAGTTTTGTTTGGTGCGTGACGATTACCAGGCCCTTCCAGCGGTCACCTACACCGACGACGATATCGATGAAGGGTCGTTGAAAATGACCTACTCGCTCGCCTCCCCCGACTCACCTACATGCGTTCGGGTCAACTTCCTGAATCCAGTGACATGGCAAGACGATTACGTCGTCTACTACGACAGCCGGGGAAGCGAAGAAATCACTCTTGAGACCACACTTGATGGATGTTTGAGCAGGCAACAGGCGTATGAATATGCTGCATACCTTTACAACGACACGATGAACAACGGGGTGGTGGTTGAGTTCACCACAGGGTTGAAGGGACACATCCCGTCACTCTTCAAGAAGCTGGCTATCGGTGCTACCCATGTCGATTGGGGGCAGAGCGGGAAGATTGCCGCCGTTGAGTCCGGTTTGATCTGGCTATCAGAACCGGTTGACTTCGGAATCGAGACCACAGGAAAACTGTACATATCTGAGGCAGACGGGGAAACAGGAGGGCCTTACACGGTCACAAAGACCGGTAATCCGCATTGCGTAGCAGGGGCAATTATCGGACTCAAGACATTGCAGGATGACGATATCAAGGCATCATCGTTCCTGTTCGGACCGGCAAGCAGAGAGCCGCTCTATATTCGCTTGATGGGTATCCAGCCGCAGGCACGGAACAAAGTAAAATTGTTTGGAACCATCATCGACGACTCAACTTACGATATTCCGGGAGCGGCCCCATCGCGGCCAGAGCCATACCCGCCCGGAAGCCCTCTTGCATCGGTCTCCCTGCTCCTTGTTGGTGACGATGAGTATCGGGCTTCGTGGTCAGGATCTTCAACGGTGTTCCGGGTAGAGGTCAACCTTGGGTCGGGTTACACCATCATTGAAGACCTGTTTCAGGCGTTCACCAAATCGTTCGAGGCGGTGGATGCAACCACGATTACTGTAAAGGTGACTCCCTACTATAACGGTGAGCTAATCACCCTTCAGGCTCTCACATCGACAATCACAGTGACACCAGCTCCCACAGGGCTTTCCGTGACGGCAGGTGCCGATCAAATCACAGCCACATGGACCGCTGTAACCGGGGCGATTGGCTATAACGTAGAGATACTCGTTGCAGATGAATCGAAAGGGCTACGATACGTCACCGAGGAATCGGCAACCATCGCCCTCTCCGACCTGCAACAGGCTGGTGGCCCATGGCCGGCGTTCACCGTGCGAGTCGCGGCTGTCATGGGGGCTGAACTTGGTCTGTGGGCGATTCAAGACATCACCGTGTCGGCATTGTCGGCGCCTTCCGGTCCGGTTCTTCAATCAGTGCTTACCGGAGCAGTGATTCTCTCTTGGGGTGCGGTAACCGGAGCGACAGGATATCGGCTTTACCTTGGAGAAGAAGAGGGGTTTGACCCGGTAACAGAAGGAACGCTGGTTTACAGCGGGGCAAATCTCAGCGCTACGGTAGCGGTAGACCTGACCGCTCCATACGCCCATTATTTCAAAGTCGCGGCGACGAATGCCTACTACCAAAACATTGCTGATCTTGTGTTCAGCGCAGAACTGGAGGTGTCAGGGTGAACGGTGAAAAAGGAAGGGAGCTGAAATTAGCCATTGCCGTTGTGGTAATCATCGGCATGCACATGCTCGGGGTAGATGGGGCAACCGTCAAACAAGTTTTGCTCTTAGTGCTCACTGACGCTACTCTTTCTCAATTGCCAACCGATCAGGTTGGACAGGTTGCGCAGGCAGTGCAGCAGGCAACCGGCCATGAGGTAGCCAGGCCGTCGGGAGCCGGAAGCGCTTGGGCGCTTACCCTGTTGTCTACGGTCACGTCACTGACACGCACCTGGCTCAAGTCGAAACGAGAAAACGCAAATACCAATCAATCGGGAGCGTAACGTGAGCTATCCGACAAACGATTTCGGATGGTGGCGATGGGGCCTTAGCATCATCGGATCTATGCTTGGTGGGGCAGCCGTCGGAGGGTGGGTGTCGCGGGGGATGCTGGAGTCAGTCAAGCAGCAGATTGCCACCCTGAAAAGCGATGTTTCAACCCTTGAGCGCGATCAATCAAAATGCCAGGCCACTCTAAAATCAGATATCAAAGAGATTGTTCAGCACGCCGTCAAGCATGCGATTGACGAGCACGCCCTGCGCAGCGCCGGACACCTGGAGTCGATCAGGACAGAGCTTGCAGTCATCGCAGCGCTTCACGGAGAGACACAGAAAGATGTCCAGGCAATGTTTGTACGTCTCGACCGGAGGAGGCACGAGTTTTCCCCCACTCCAAAAGGCGAGAGGAGGGATCAATGAGCGATGAAACATTAGGCCAGAAGCAGAGGCGGTTTGCCCGCATGGTTGCCCGCCTTATCGATCAGGCGCACGCCATGGGCTTTGAGGTGACGCTAGGCGACGCCTACCGGGACGGCAGGGTGTTTGGTCCGTTTGGGGAGAAACGCGGCTACGGGGCTGCAAGGAGCTGCCACAAGCTACGCCTGGCTATCGACTTGAACCTTTTCCGCGATGGAAAGTATCTCGACAAGTCGAGTGACCACCTACCGCTTGGCCTTTGGTGGGAAAAGCAAGGAGGCGTGTGGGGAGGTAGGTTCCAGGATGGAAACCACTACAGCCTGGAACACGAAGGGGCCAAGTAGACCATGCAGCCGAGAAGCAAGATGGCATCAACAGTTGACCCATCGAAACTGAACCGTGTCGTTTGCCAACAAGGAGTAATCGCCGTGAAGATCAAATTTTCCGCTGAGATTGAGTTGTCCGGGATTACCGGTTACGACCTGGCCAACGTGCTGATCGGCATTGTCGAGGCTGTCCATAAATCTGCTGGATATAGGGGGGTGTGATGGGGATTGCTAGGGTGGTACATACGCCGTTTAAGCCTGCTGTGCATAGTCCGATGGGGATGCCGTCTAATAGTCCGCCGAGCGGGTATGAGTGGCTAAAGGTTGATGGGCAATTTGTAAAAGTTGATGGGCAACTTTTTGCCGTTAAGAAGGGGTGATTATGACTTTGAATATTGATACAAGTGCTGCTCCTATTAATCCGGTTGGCGCGAAGCTGTTTGCTAAGCTAGAGTCGTCCTGCTAAAAACATCCGTGACAACTCAAACCCTGCCAACAGTAGATAGCGACTCAGATGGTATAACATTCACATTTAAGGCTACGGATACAAACGCGCACACAATTGCCGCTGCTGGTGGGCAAACAATTGACGGATCAGCTACATACGCGTTGTCCGGTAATAGCGTCGTTAAACTCCTTGCGGTATCAAATAAATGGGTAAGCATCTGACCTCTTGGTAAGCATTGGTAAGCATTTTTTATAGCAATGTGCTCTAAGTGGTCGGGAAGAGAGGATTCGAACCTCCGACCCCAGCGTCCCGAACGGCGGGAATTCAGCATCTATCCCGCCGTTTTTTCGTTCTCGTTTTTCTGGTAATCTGGTAAGCGCTTACCAAGCACCTCGACCGCGGCCCGGCGCTGTGCAGTGTTGACGTGTTGATACTGCCGCAGGGTCATGTCTGGCGAGGCGTGCCCGAGGATCTCCGAAACGCTTTTGAGGTCGGCTCTTGGTTCGAGCATGTCGGTAGCCGCCATGTGTCGCAAATCGTACTGGCGCATGCGCCTGGTGATTCCTGCTCTCCTC